GGTCTTTACACTGGTTGGTGCGTGTATCGAGACGATCTTTTCGGGCGACGAAATGTATGACGTCGATCAGCAGTCCAAGAAGGACTTGTACGAGTTCATCGAATCGCTGTCGACCGAACAGTTCAACAAGATTCGCCAGTTCGTCGAGGATATGCCGGCCGCGGCACTCGACGTTCAGTTTAAGTGCACGAATTGTGGTGTTGATAATGACATTGAGGTGAAAGGGCTCGCGAATTTTTTCTCATAGCCCTTTCTCATGATCACTTGGTGAATCATTACAAAACCAATTTCTCGATGATGCAGCATCATGGGTACAGACTAGAGGAGTTGGATTTGATGATGCCGTGGGAAAGGGAAATATACGTGTCACTATTGATCGAGCACATCAAAGAAGAAAACGAAAAAATGCGTAGTCAAAGCAGGTAACCGAAGATGGAAGAGAGTCTCGCGGGAGTTAATCAAAAACTCGCAACGACAAATCAGCGCGTCGAACGTGTCGAGAATGAGGGGTCACTGACCAATGAATTTCTTGACTTGACCGTCGAGGTGTTTGAGCAAAAGTTTAACTCCCTGATGGAGCTTATTCAGGGGGATTCTCTTGAACAACTAGAACAGCGCCGCGAGACTGCCAAACAACAGCAGACCTTGATGGGGATGCTCGAGGGAGTGAACGAAAATCTCGAGAAGGGAGTCGATCAGCGAGATAAAATTATCGAGGGTCAGGAAAAAGAAGAAACCTCTCTTGCCGCACTCGGTATCCTTGGTGGCACGATTGCCATCGCTCTTGGTGGTCTGGTTGGTGTGTTCAAGGGGTATGTCGAATCCTTTAAGGCCCTTCTTGCAACTGTCCGGACCATTGGCTCTATTATCGGCCGTGGTGTCAAGGCAATACGCGATACACTTTCGCTCGGGACACTTGCCCTGCGTATTCGGTTTGAGTCGATCAACAAGATCTTTATGAGTTTCGAGAAGGTCGGATCTCGGATAGTTCAAACCTTTACTCGATTTGCCAATCAGGTTGGTAAGATTCTCAAGGTCACTGGTGCCCTCGGTCGTGCGACCTTGATGGCCCCAATCAATACATTTTTTGCGGCGATTCGTAGGATCAATGGCACATTTTCAAGTGCAGCAACTAGAGTGTCTAAGCTCGGTGCCTCTTTTGCCAAAGCATTTTCGGCTGCCATTGGTATTTTTCGTTCGGCCATTCAGCTAGTGGTCCAACCGATTCGTGCAGCGGCAGCATCGACCGGAAAGATCGGTCAGCTTCTCGGGAAGATCGGTGGATTCTTTAGGAATCTTCTTGGGTCGGTCGGCAAGGTTGCCGGCGTAGTCAGTAAGATCTTTGCGCCCCTGAACTTTATCTTCGTGGCATTCAAAACAATTCAGGGTGCTATCCAAGGCTTCAAAGAAGGAGGCATCCTCGGCGGCCTACAAGGCGCTATATCAGGTTTTTTCAAGGCACTGGTAGGGGTACCCCTTGATTTCATCAAAGGCGCTGTCTCGTGGATTCTCGGGCTCTTTGGGTTAGACAAGGTTGCCGCGTTCCTCGACTCGTTCTCATTCTCCGATCTAATTGGGTCGATCGTCGCCGCACCATTCAAGGCACTCGAAGCAATCCGAGACTTTATCAGTGATAAGATCAAGGGATTTGTCGGGTCACTCGTTGGATTCTTACCAAACTGGTTAAAGAAATCTCTTGGAATCGGTGACTCGGACGAAAGTTCTGAGCCAGTAGAGGCAACCAGTACAGATGAGTTTTCGGGTGCTGGCGCCGGAGCCGCCGGCACACCTATGGCCAATGAACCTACGAGAGTTGGTCGAGCAAATGCCCCGGGTGAATCAACGGCCTCGTCGCAGGAGCTTGAAATGGCGCAACGTGAGCAAGGGGCACTTGAGTCTAGGGGCCGTGGTCGCGGCGGATCGGGTAATGTTGGTGTGTCTAATGTGAATAACTCGACGACCAACATGTTCTCTCAGCCAACGATTAACAACAATCCGCTCCCATCACCGTCACGGCAACCCGATACGGCAAAGGATCTGTTCTTCCGTAATTCATTTGCATCGCAGTTCCAATAAAAAAAGCCCCTCATTGCAAGGGGCTTTGGTGTCTACTCACTTGAGCAGTTGTTACTCTTGCTCGGCCAACTTGGCAAAGTAGTTAAGAGTATCATCGGCCTCCGAGGTATCTACCTTGGCAGGATCTGACGCCAACTCGGCCTCATTGAATACACCATTGTCGGGCGTATCTGCCGAGTTAAAAGTCGGTGCTGGATCTGCACGAATTGGCGCAGGTTCCATCGACGGTCCAGCCGAAACACCTGATTCCTGAATACCAAGAACAGAATCCAGTCGTTCCTTCAACTGGTCATACGACTTGTAACTCTTGGGATCAGTGAACTCGTACAGCGGGTGCATCGACTTCTCGATCTCCTCGAGCTTTGCGTCATCACCACCAACAAGGGCAGACGGGACGGCAAACTCAGACTTGTCGTAGTTACGGTACCCTTCGACATTCCGAATCTTGAGCTTAAAGTCAGCACCTTCCCATACGTCAAAAGGATTCACTGGCTCCTCGTCGACAAACTCGGGCTTCATCATGTCCATGATCTTGTCGAAGATCTTCTTACCATACTGGTAAAGGAAAACCTTACCCTCGTTCTCGGGGTTAGATGGATCAGAGATCACATAGATGTTCGACACATAGTGAAGCCGACGCTTCCGCTCACGTGCCGTGGCCTTGTCCTCATCGAGACCCGTGTTCCACAGTTTGGAATTCATCTCACCGACAGGGTCCTGCTGACCAATCGATGTGAGTGACTTCTCGATGTACCACTGACCCGTCGGGCCCTTGAAACCATGGTCCCAATACCGAACCCACGGAACATCCTCACCTTCGATGGTCGGGAGGAATCGGATCACGGCGTATCCGTTACCCGACTTATCGACCGTGGGCTTCCAGAGCCGGTCATCCTTGTATGACTTTTTCTGATCACCTGTCCCGTTCAGCTCTTCGGCCTTCTGGACCAGCTTGTCGATCGAGTTTTTGCTACTACTAAAAGGCATATACGTATCTCCTGTATGTGTATCGTATATCGTTGTATTACTGAATTATCCACTTGAACATAATTTTCTGATTATGCTTATCGTATCCTACACCTCCTTATCTAGTTGGTAAATGTGCGTAAAACTTTTTTGCGGGCCGCGTCTTTGTCGACACTGACAAATGAATCGTACTGTCTGATTAGTCGAGATAGTCCCGGCCACACGATCGGGTCACTCACACTATTGTCGGCCATTTCCATGAATCCAGTCAACTTATTTAGAATGACGACCGATTCGAGGAGCACAGATCCTGCCATATGCTCGGCCACGACACGCGGGTACGGTGACGTATCCGGGACGCAAAACAGATCATCGAACGCATCGACCTTTTCGGCCAGTTGTCGTAGGTCCTGCTCAAACAAATAGGTAAGAGACTCGTGTCGCTTACGATACTCACTGTAAATACGATCGGACTCTTTACCGAGCATATCACCGACCCATTCTTTTTGGTTAATGAACTGCGAAACCATAAAGTCGATCATCGTGCCCGTGTCATCGAACTTGCGGCCCAATTTGGCAAAGTGGTATCGGTCCTTTCGCTGGTAGAACGATTTTTGCGTTGCCGATGTCTTATAATGGTACTTAATACAATTATACTCACGTGATCCAAAGTGAAGTTTGATGGCCATGTAATATTTAAATACATCGTACGGGTCGATCATACTGGCAACCGGGCCTCCGACCCTTTGACCATTCGTGCATTGATGGCCTCGGCCTCGATCTTGTCGCGCACGAGGGGAGAGATCATATTACCGATGTCGGCAGGATCAATAGCCCGAGACTCACATATCTCGAGAACCGAATCAGTGTAACTCATCCCATGATCGCGGACCCGTTCCTCGACCATCTTGGTCATCTTCTTTTTGTTAAGGGCAATGTCCTCGATGTTATCTTCGACACTATTTTCTGTATCATCAATACCCATTTGCTCCATTACTCCCATCGATAAAAAATGTGACTGTCGATCTGACCGATCTCGGTTATAGTCTGTGCCCAGTTGGGCGACACATCGACAGTATGATAGTGGGTCGAACCCTCGGTAATATCGTATCCCAGATCATGAAGGTAGTATGCATGGGCGGCCTTTCTTTTGGCCGTTTCCCATGACACCTCGTCAACTGGGGTGTCTGACTTACCGTCACAGTACCATGAAAATTGACATTTCCCAATCTGAATGGGTGATCCGATCGGATCGGTCAGTCGACCCTGTTTGACGACCCGGCAAATCGTGCTGGGAAACCGAGGGTCTTGTACCCTGTTTAACACGACCTGTGCGACAGAGACCATCCCGGCAACAGATTGGTTCCGTGCCTCAAAGTAAATGTTCTGTGCCAAGCATGTATGTTCGACGGATGGAACCGACGACAACATGAATGACAGGACCAGCTCATACAGATCTGGGTTCAAAGATTTCATTATTTGTCGAGTACCCTCAATAGTATGCTGTCGGAATTGATCCGGCCGTTCACCCCCTCAACTGTCTTGGTCGTGAGTTTATTCCACTCTTTGTCGATCTGTCTAGGGGTCTTGGACAGGACAGTTGAAAGAAACTCGTGGGGCTTGCGCAGTTTAACGGACCTCGATGATTCGGGGTCATGGTTTTGTATCGTCGTCCCTTTGATCTGAAATCCAGATTTTGCGAGCGTGACATACTCGGTGAGCACTCGAGTCTTGACATTAAACGTGTACAGTCGAATCGATCCGGGGACCTGTTCTGGCGAGATAGACACGAGGCGATACTCATTATCCTCTTTGAGGAACTTGAGATCCTTGACCTGTTTGTCGGCCGTCTGGGCTTTCCGCTTTCTTGGCTTGCGTGTCGCCTTGGCGGCCGAACGGATTTTTTCGAGATCATCGACCATCGATTCGAAAACCGAGATCCGACGGTCAAGTTCCTTTTTGGGGACATGGGCAAATGCTTCGACGAGCTGCTCGCACTTCTTTTCCTTGGCCTCGCGCAGTTCATTCACCCGATCGGTAATATACTCGAGGACCTGATTTACGGCTCCTTGTCCCTTTACGTCATGGATTTTGAATAGCTGGTAGATATCTCGACTACTCTTCTCTCCGCGAATCCACTCGTCCTCCATTTCATCGAGGTCCGTGAGGATCGTGCCGTTCACCTTGATGGCAAGGAGTTCGAGGGGAGAGAGTGCTTTCTTCCCCGTTTCGGTGGTCGGGGATTTTCGGCTCTCGAGGATCTGTTTACCCGACTGCACTAAGGAGTCGTACACGTTTTGTAGGTACTCGGGGTAATGAGCATATCGTGGGTCATCGATCTCCAGACCCTTGAGTAACCAGAAGGCAGCGGCCGCTCTTCCATTGTACATAGAAAAATTGTACTCGGGGTTCGCGAGGATAGCCTTCGCATCTTCGGGGGAGTACATCTTCTGGACATACTCTTTGTTGATTTTCGACACGGCGTCGGGGCCAAGTTCATCATTAAAGAACCAGTGACACTGCTCGAAGCCCTTATCTGTAGGAGCCGTGGCCACACCGCTCTTCATTTTTTTGGGTTGGCGCTTGTTGGCCTTACTAGCTGCTGACATAGTGATATGCTCCTTAATAAAAACGATCGAATTTATATAATCGATCGTTTACTTAGCACAATCATTCTATTATAAATGGGGGTATCTTGTCAAAATTTATGGGAGGGGAGCAGGTCAAAGCACGACATCAACTTGCTCTTGACCCGCGCGTTAGGAAGCCGAAACCGAGGGCACTCTGTAAATCCGACCATCTCAGCGACCTCAACAACGGCACCGGACCGGCACGCACCGGCAACACAATGGACAAGTACGTCGTGATTTTCTTCAAACGCGCGGATTAGTATCGACGCGATATCCTCGGCTTGCTGGTCGGAGATCAACTTTTCTTCGGGGAAGAACCGTGTCGGCACTTCGGCATCGAGGAACTCGAATAAGTGCCGTGA